GCAGAGATGATTTCGGAAGAAAAATAGAGAAAGGAGAGGAAGAAGATGTATAGCCAGAAAGATTTATTGGAATTGATTGATAGAGCGCAAAAAGGCGTAATAGAAATAACCGACTTAGGAGATAGTGTATTAGCCAATGCCAAAAGAGCAAGATTTATAAGAAAGATGCAACACAAAACAGTGATACTTCCAGAAGCAAGATTCATGAATATGGAGTCTAACATTGAAGATATTGATAGAATTGCTTTTGTTGGCAGAGTTTTAGATGCCGGTGATGATGCCAGCAATGATCATGTAGATTTAAGTGAAGCCGCTTTCTCCAAACCTAATACTTGGACTAACCAATTAATCGCAAAGGAATTTCAGGCAATTACCTCACTAAGAGATAAAGCCGCAAGAAGAAGTATTGAAAGAGGTAATTTTGAAAATACCTTGATTGATTTATTTGGTGAAGCTGCAGGTAGAGATATGGAAGAATTAGCTATATTTGGAGATAAGAATATAACCTATAATTCCGGTGCAGGAGAATTGCATAAACAATCCAGATTGTTGAGCAAAATTGACGGTTGGGTTAAAAATGCCGCTAATGCAGTTTATGGAGTTGGTGGAGCTAAAGACTTTGACCCATCAGGAGATGATTACCCAGTAGATATGTTTGAAGCCATGTTGGAAGCTACTCCAAAAGAATATTTAGCCAATATAGATGAGTGGAGAATTTGGGTAACTTGGGATGTTGAACAGAAATATAGAAGATACTTACGGAATCGAGAAACCGGATTAGGAGATGCTGCTTTAATCTCTAAAATGGGATTGGAGTTTGAAGGTATACCTATAAGAAAAGTCCCAATGCTGGAAAGAGCCAGAGCAATCGAAAGTCAAGGAACTGGAAGCGTATGTATATTAGGTTATCCTTCTAATATGGTATGGGGTATTTTCCATCAGGTAAGTATCGAAAGAGAAAGAGAAGCAAAGAAACGGAGAACAGACTGGGTATTGAGCTTAGAGGGCGATGCCGATTTCGAAGATGAAAATGCATGCACTGTTGCATACATCCAAAAAGAAAATCCTGAATCCTAAGTAAAAGAAAGGAAAGCCAAATGAAAATTGGAATTGTAGGAAACGGGTTTGTTGGTAAGGCAACAGCTGAAAGATTGGAGGGTCACGAGTTATTTATTCTTGACCCTCCTAAAGGTATGAATGACGATATTAGTAATTGTGATATTGTCTTTGTTTGCATTAACGAAACAGACCCATCAATGGAAAATCTTAATAAAGTTGTTGAGAATTTAGTTAAGCAAAACGAAAGATGTTTTTTTGTAATCCGTACTACTGTTATTCCCGGAACGACTGATTATTTAAGTAAGAAGTATAATCGGGAATTTGTTTTTATGCCGGAGTTTTTACGAGAATGGAATGCTAAATACGATACTAAATATCCCGACAAAGTAGTAATCGGAACAGAACACGATGGAATATTCAGACTGCTTTCTATTTATTTTGAATGCAAAAATATCTTACAAGTTAAACCAATCGAAGCCGAACTTGCCAAATTAGCACTCAATAGTTTGGCTACAATCAAAGTAGTGTTTGCAGAGGAATTATTTGACTTAGCTAAAACACTAAAAGCCGACTACAAGAATATCTACAAAATATTTCAATATGACCAGAACATAAACGAACGACATTTATTAGCAGGCAAAGACGGTTACAGGGGAGCAGGTGGGAAGTGTTTACCAAAAGATAGTAAATTCATGGCTGAAACCGGGAAGATATTTAATTCCAGAATGAGCTTATTAGAAACAGCGGTTGCAATAAACAAAATAATGTTGAGGATGAAAACGATATGAGAATATTAGTAACAGGCTCAAAAGGAATAGTAGGAGAAAAACTTGTTAAGGAATTGACTCTTAGAGGTTACGAGGTTTTTGGAATTGACCTTAACCATGACCCTAAAGAATATATCCATGTGCATAAACCGAATTACAAATTATGCAGTTATGCCAGATGCGATATAGGAGAATACCGACAGATAGCAGATGTAATTGAAAATGCAGGATATTTTGATTATGTCTATAATTGTGCCGCTGAATTTGGAAGGTGGAACGGAGAAAACTATTATGAACAGATGTGGAAATCCAATTTAATCGGACTGAAAAATATTCTCAAACTTCAAGAGAGATACAAATTTAAGCTAATACATTTTTCAAGTTCAGAAGTTTATGGTGACTGGCAGGGATTAATGAGGGAAGAAGTTACCGACAAAGAAGCCATAAAACAAATGAACGATTATGCTATCTCTAAGTGGGCTAATGAACTTCAAATCAAAAATTCAATGCTAATGAATAATACCGAAACAGTTATAGTAAGGTTATTTAATACTTATGGGGCTGGAGAATATTATACTCCATACCGAAGTGTGAATTGTAGAATCTGTTATCATGGAATTAAAGGATTGCCAATAGAAATTTACAAAGGGCATTATCGTAGCAGTACCTATATTCTGGATTGTATCCAGACTGTAGCTAATATAGTTAATAATTTTATTCCCGGAAGGATTTATAATATCGGAAGCAAACAATATCACAGCATAGAAGAATTGGCAAAGTTTGCATGGGATTATATCGGAGCTAATCCGAATCTTATAACTTATCTTGATAATTATGAAATATTAACCACCAAAAGCAAAAATGTAGATATAAGTTTATCCGAAAAAGAATTAGGACACAAAGACACCATTGACTGGAAAGAGGGAATACAAAGGACTGTCAAGTGGATGAGGTATTATTATGGATAGAAAGGTAATATTTGTATCGAGTTTCAATGTTTATTTTATGGGACATACTGATTATACCAAAAAATACAATGATAAAAATGAAAAAGATTTGAATTGGATAAAATTCAGGGCAGGTTTAACAAAAGGATATTGCTTAAAAAGTCTTATCAATCAGACTAATCAAAATTTTATTGCTTATTTTAAATGCCGTGAAGAACACTTGGATTATATCAAAAAACTAATAGGGGAATTGCCTCAGAATATAAAATTCTGTTCAATTAATGATTGTGATATACAAATTAAGGCATTATCAACAACAAATGACCTTTATATAGTTAGAGTTGATTCTGATGATATGTGGAAATTGGATATGGTAGATAGGTTGTATCAATATAACCATAAACCGGAAACAGAAATACTAATTAATCAATGGTGCTACAATTATGATATATGCGGAAAACGATTAGCAAGATTTTTTTACCCTTCTCCACAGAGTTATGTTTTGATTTACAAAGGAGAAGAATATTTAAAAGGCAAAAGACACCGATTGAAAGGCGGGCATATGGGAGCAATCAATCTGGCTCATGAAATAATTCCCGGCATTAATTATATGGACACAATTCACGGTACTAACATCTGTTCAAAATTTGATTCAAATACTTGGCAACAATTTAAGGAATTTCATGATTTGGAAGAAAAGAAAAATATTTTAAAACAGTTTGGGATAACAACATGAACATATTATATTATATTACCCGTTGGGAAGTAGGCACTGCCTATAAGAATGTTAATTTTATGAGAGACAGGTTTGGTGGGAAGATTGTCAAAGATAGTGTTTCCGAAGCTTATGATTATATCAAAAAACATAAAGCCGATTTCATGGTAGTCAGGGGAGATGCCAGAAAAGATTATTATATTGCCTTAAAAAATAAAATACCTTATATATTGATTGCCAATGACATAATGGGAATGAGAGTAGGGAGAATATTGGAATCAGATAAGCACATGATAGAAAATGCTTCTGGAGTGATTTTTACATCTGAATACCATGTTAAATATTGTCAGGAAAACAATATCAAAATACCTTATTATGAAGTGATACATAGCAGACCATTAATGAGAGATTTGAAGTTTGTACCTCAAAAGAAATTGCCGGGATTGAATTTAGTCTATGCTGGTGGAATTGGTGCAAGGTGGAACAGCAGAGCAAAACCTCACGGATATAGGCAGTATCATAAAATATTTGAGCAGTTTTTAAGTGCAGGTTGGAAAGTACATTTATACCCTGCGACAGCTAATAATTTACAGGAATACAAGGATATGGGTTGTAATGTATACAGCAAAATAACATACAAAGAATTATTAAGTGAAATGTCTCAATACACAGCAGGATTTCACGGATACAATAAAGATGGTGTACCTAAAACAGCTTATGAGTATTCACAGAATTGCATAGGTAATAAATGCTGGGATTATTTAATGGCAGGAATTCCGACTATTGGATTTCAGGGCGGTAAGGGAATGAATATCTACCGGAATAAATGGGGTATAGTTTTGAGGAGTTTAAGTAAAAGAAATTTAGAGAATTTACCAAAACGACTTGAAAAGCTGAATATTACCGAGCAATTAAAATATGA